ACGCTGTCTCTCTCTTCACAGACTCTTCAGGTTTCGAAGATCGAAATGCCCAAAGTTGGTCGTTTTCCAATTTTTCAATTGCAGCGTTGAGGGTTTCGTCCTCAAGTAGCTGCTTGGCCTTGCGGCCTTTGTTTACCTGGTCTTCATTTGTCACTTACTGTGCCATTCCTTGAAAGGTTGATGGGGGCATCATCGGCTGCATCGGGGGCTGCTGCTGCTGCTCAATAAACTGAGCCGCCTGCTGCTGAGCCAGCGCTGCCTGCTGACGAATTGCTTCACGATCAATATTCTGAGCCGCATCGATCTCAGCCGTACTGATCTGTGAGTTGTACTTTAACTCAATTTCATACTTTTTGAGATACAGATCTTGGGCCATCTGGTCGCGCTTCAAATCGTCATCCATCATCATTTGCTGGCGCTTTAGCTCAAGTTCTGCCGCCTTCTTCTGGATGTCGGCCTTGATGGACTCGGCCTGCACCTGCGCCAGCAACTCCTCGGGCGTAGCCTTGGGGGCTGGTGGTGGTGGCGGCACATAGTCGGCAGGGATGTCCTGAAAGTAGCTTGACGCATCCTTGAACCCAGACAACTCCACGATCTTGCGCAGGGTATTAGAAAACTGCTGTGGGGTCACCAGTGGGTTTTGAACACCGAGATCTTTCAAGATCTGCTCTTGCTTTGCCATGATCATCATCAGACCCTGCAAACGCTCGTTGGTGTCGCCGTTGCCCAGACCGATGTTGATGCTGGCGTCCATGCTGGTTTCCCAATGGCTTGGGTCGATGGTCACAAACTCGTTGCGCATACGCACGATCCGAGCCTTGTCTTGGTGCGTGACCACCAAGAACAAAATGCCCTTGAAGAGCTTTTTCATGCCCTCGGCCAGAATTCGGGCTGTGAGTTCGATGCGGCTCTGGCTGGCCGACACTGTGGCGGCCACCGCCGCCTTGGTGCTTGACTGCAATGCGTCAGCGTTCAGACCCATCGCCGCCTTGCTCATGCCGGTGCGGTCTTCGCGGATCTGATCCATGTACTCCAGCATCGGGAATGCGGCCTGACCCACAAATGGGGTGGACATGGCCTGCACCATCCCAGGCGCACGCATACGGATAATCGCGCCGGTTTCGTTGTTCAGCACATCGTCAATGTTGACTTGGCCTTCAACAATCGCCGTGCGCGGGTGGATGGACTGAGCCAAGCTGTCCAGCGTGTTGCGCAGAATCTCAGACTTGATCTCTTGCAAGTCATGCGTGATGTCAAAAATTGACATCGCTTCCAGTGGGCTGGTGTGCGGCTCTGGGTCACATGGGAAATCAGCAAACGGGATGTAGCTGGCCGGCAGGTTGCGCACCACCTTGTAGCCGCTGCCCATGCAGCAGATCTTGCGCAGTTCTGGCAGGCCATCGCCGTCATAGTCAACCCGTGAATATGCCTCAATGTACAGAACCCGCTGCATCATCGGGTTGGCTGCATTCTCGCCAAATGTCGTACTCAGTGGCTGACGCGCCAAGTATTCGTCATTGCTGTCCAAGTCGCTGCTGGAGATGTTTTCGTCAATCTCATCCTGGTCGTAGCCCATCGCCAGCAGGTCGGCCACTGTGGCCATCTGCCTGTGGGCAATAATGGTGGCATCGTCAAAAGACCGCGCTCTGCGGTCAAGCAGCAATTCCTCTGGCGGCACGGCCATCACAGTGATGCGGCCATCCTTGGTGACGCGCTTGACCTGCACATCGTGCAGCATTGGCGCCGGCATCGTCACCGGCTGGCCCGTCATCGGGTCAATGGTGGTCATCTGCATCTCGTCAATGTCTGGGTCTGGGTAAGAAACCACAATCTTGACCTGTGCATCAGGCTCTTGCATCACCATTTGTAGGGTCTGCTCGTCCAAGCCGGTGTAATCGTCAATCTGGACTTTCTCGTCATCAGTCCAGTAGAACTTGGCAATGCCGCACTTCCTGACCAGCGCATCCTTGAAAATGGCATAGGTGGTCAAGAATCCGCTGTTGTCGTTCTGGTAGATGTAATTGACATAGTCGGTGGCCTGTTGGGCCATCTTGGTGTCTTCGGGGCCTCTGGGCGTAAATTCCACCACATTTTCAGAGCTAAAGAAAACACGCATCAGGCTGGGCAGCATGGCGCTGACAGTGTCGCGCACCTCCATCGCCACCACCTTGCTGTTGCCCTCGACCTCGTTGCCAAACGGGTCGCCTCGGTAATACTCAGTACCCCGCGCCCGTGTGGGCGACAGGTCGCTGTCCACATAGCTGATGGCATCCGTCAGATCTTGCGTGATGATCGCTTGCAGTTCCGCATCGTCCATCTGATTCTGGGATGCAATGTCGGTGGATAAATTGTCGGTAATGTTTTCAATCATGGCTGTGCCTTTAGGTAAACCGCATTGCCTGAATTTTAGTCTTTAAACATCAAACCAAGCCTTTGCATATTCTGGACGATTCTCCATGAGCCACGGCAGCGCGTCCTCATGCAGTTTTTGGGCATTAAAGCCAATGGTGTTGCTGCCGATGTGGTGGACATAGCTGGCACTCACAAAATGTGAATAGCCTTTTTCGATCAAATCCCTACAATGCACATCGTCACTGTACCAATTCAGAGGGGGAAACTTTGCCTCCTCAAATGCTTCAGCCGAGATCCACGCAAAGATCGGGCTGACTTCCTCGGCCATCTTGATGTGGGCCTCAGACGGGAATTTGTAAAAGTTCAGCTTCTCAGGTTTCTCAGTAACCCTCACATTTTGGCAAGGCCGCGCCGCATCAGTCCTTGACGCCACCCAGCCGGCCTTGACGCTGCGCATGGTCTTGATGATGGCCACATCCTCCATCAAGGTTTTGACGCTGGTCGGGGTCAGCACAATGTCATCGTTGGCCACGATGCATGATGACCAATCCTTCAGCGCCGCTTCGATCACCTCGTTGTAGTCATCGCCAAAGTTCCTTGGCTGGCCGTAGATTTTGTGGTCAGCCTCAAAGTTCTCAAGCACCGACTCTGGGCCGCGCAGGTAGACCGGACACTCGGGCGCGTATTGCTTGATTGACTCCAGCAGCACCGCCAGACCATGCCCCCTGACCGTGGCAATGACAATCGGGCTAATCATTTCTTGGCTTTGTTTCTGGCTGAAATGCTGGCCGCCTTACTTTTGGCATCGGCCTTGGAGCTTGCGCCCCACGCCTTCAGACTCAGCAGCAGACGGGTCGGCTTGCCATCTTTGTACTCGGGGCCATCATTGCCGGCCATGCGTGCCAAAAAGCTGGCCCTGCGCGGGTTGTCGCCGGCCTTGACGGGCGGCTTGATGTCTTGGCCGGCAGCTTTAAGGCTGGCCCGTCCAGCAGCGTTCAAGCCGCCCTTGGGGCTTTTGCCCTCCTTGCGCTGCCAAGCTGGCGTCTTCATCTAAACCCCGCTGTTTTTTTGGCCACTGACTTGGGCTGCTTTACGAATTGTTTCCCCGCAGCTTTTCCAGCACGCTTTGCGCGTGTTGTCGCAGCGTATTCAGCAGGGCTGAGACTTTTGATAGCAGATTCTGGCAAATATCGCTCACCAGTGACAGAAGATTTTTTACCACTTTTAGTCCTCCAGTTTTGGTCGCCCCAGTTTTTCAGGGATTGCTGTGGTGCTTTCATTTGTAGCCCCCGCCTTTTTCCTTGTAAGACTTGGCCAAAAGTTGGGCCTTCCTGGCTGACCACTGCCCTGCCGCTGTACCTTGCACCGCCCGACCCTTGATCGACTCAAACAAGGCTTTGCGCATAGTCGGCTTGGTGTAGTTGCCAGCAGCGTTCACACTTGATTTAGGTTTGGCAGGCTTGGCGGCTTTCATTTCTTTGCGCCAATCTTGATGACCAGCATCGGCTTGTCGCCCATATCCTCACCCTCCATCGCGCTGTTCTCACCGCCCTCGTAGTCCTCGCCCTCGTCCTCATCGCTCTCGGCAACCCATGCATCGCAGGTACGGCTGGCCGCGCACTTGAAGTCAAAGATCTCGCAGTAGCCCAGATCAGCCTTGTCAATAACTTCCTCGGCGTCACCTTCGCCGCCAATGCCCTTTTCAATGCAGTCGAGCATTGATTCCTCTTGATTGAAAGCCGCGCAGTTACCGCAGCGGCTCATCTTGGCATCTTCAATGTCCACCTCCCACTCGTCTGCCTTTTTCTTCCAAAAGGCAGTATTCGGCAGGTCGGGATTCTCAGGGCCGTAATTGGCGCTGTTGATCGCCTTGGCCCTGTTGCGCAGATTGATGGTGATGTCTTGTGTGGCCGTGGGGCAGTTCTCACCCGCCTCATCGTCACCCATCAACTGACTCATGGTTTCTTTGATCGTAGCCATTAGCGCATCCCCTTTGTTTTCATGTTCTTTGCCGTGCGCTGACCGCGCATGGGTAACTTGGCCTCAGACATTGCAATGGCAATGGCCTGCTTTGGATTCTTGACGGGCTTGCCGCTAGAAGTCAGCTTGCCCGACTTGAACTCGCCCATCACCTTGCCGACCTTCTTCTGAGCCTTGGTCATCATTTTCATAAATCCCCCTGGTTGTGAATGTCCAATTATGCAGTTCTTGATAGGTTTCGGCGTAAGGGTTGACTCCATTTACTGCTGGATACTGACCCAAACATCCCTGCCACAGCGTCACTTGCAAAGGTCAAAACAAAGGCATCGGCCTTGTCCGGTGACGGCAGACCCCTCTTTTTGATCTCATCCTTGCCCTCGATGGCAATTTTGCCATTGCTGGTGAAGGTGTAGCGCACTGTCGCCAACTCACTGATCAGCACCTCATCCTTGGCCAGTTTGCAGTCCCGCGCCTCAAGCCACGCCTTGGCCTTGTACCAAAGCTCGGCCTTCAAGTTTCTGTATGTCCCGCCCATCGCCGGACTCTCTGAGACATTGATCCCCCGCGCCGGCAGACCCAACTCCCGCAGCCGGTCAACCACCCCAGCGCCCAGGCCGATGCTGTCCACCAAAATCTCCCGTGGCTGCTCACTCGGGGCAAGCGCATTGAACTCGGCCACCACCGCCCCCGTCAACTGCATCAAGTCCAGATTCTTCCAAGTGCGGATGCTCTCCGTCACCACATTGCCCTGCCGCTTGCACAGCGCCGACCTGTCCGAGCCAAACCGCGCCACATCCAGCCCCCAAACCATTGGCGCTGACTTGCTGGCCGCCACATCCCTGTGCAGCGCACTCTCAAGCAGATCCATCGGGATGACAGTGTCATCGTCCCCCTTGGGAAACTCCCCGATGACCCGAATCCGGTAGACATTGCTTTCCTCGCCATAGCGCATGGCCATCTCTTTGACATACTCATCGCTCACCCGTGGCGAGTCGGTGCATGCCACCTGAAAGGTTGTCCACTCGCCGGCCAGCCGTGTGTGCGTATCGTAGAAAAACCCGCTGCTCCGCACCGGATTGCCCAGCAGCAGGGTCACAGCGTTGTGGCCGGACATCGACCCCGCCGCCGCCTCAAACACCTGCTCTGGCACGCCGCTGGCCTCATCGGCCACCAGCATCACATACTCAGAGTGAATGCCCTGCAAAGCCTCGGGCTGCTCGGCTCGACTTGTCCTGGCCGAAATAAACATCTCAGTGGGCGCAGCGTTGAACTCGATCCTCTCCTGCTTGACAGTCAGCAGCCCCTGCAAAGGCGCAGGCATCGCGTTGATCCACCTTTTCAACTCCGCAAACATGGCGTCATACAACTGGCTGCTGGTCGGCGCTGTGACCACCACTTTCACAGGTGATCTGGTCATAAAGTACCAGAGCATCGCCCATGAGCTTGCCGTGGATTTCCCCACCCCGTGGCCAGATCGCACGCTGATCTTTCGATCTCCACGGGCAATTGCACCCAAGAAACGCTCTTGCCACGGGTCTGGGTCTACGCCCAACACCTCCTTGACAAAAAGCACGGGGTCGTTGTGGTATCGCTCAACCCACTCGGCAAAGACATTTTTTTTGATCATGTGGACTCTTTAGGTGCTGTCTCTCCAGCAGTCACGCATTTGCCGCCTGCGTTTGGCGTACTTACCGGCCCATGAGGAAATCCGTAAAAAGCCTGTGAGCCGGCTACAACTTCTTTTGTTCTGGCCAAACCGCGCTGCAATGCATTGTCGTCCGGCGGTGTGCATGTGTGAATTGTGGTCAAGTCAGCAGCCCTGCGCTTGCCGCACCTCGGGCAGAAGTTGCGATCCTGCACTGGCTGTGCCAAGGCTTCTTTGATGGCGGTGATGGCAGCTTGCTCACGCTCATGCGCGAATCCTGCAATGTTCCCTGTTCGCTTTAGCGCCTCCAGCGCCAGCTTCAGTGCTTCGTCTTTAGTCATGCTTGTCCCCTTGCTTCAATCCATTCTGGAAACATCTTGCTCTGCGCTGGATAATTTTTATGCCAATCAGCAGCAGCCTTTTCATTCAAGCACTTCACGCCGTTTTCAAGATCAGCCATGACACAGAAGTGCCACTGATCGTAGATTGCATCACGCTCATCAGCACGGACAAGCTCAGCAAAGGCTTCAAGATCAAATACCCCGCATGCTATGCAATCATCATGTGGTTTAGCTTGCCCCCATCCAGCCTCCCGCGCCATCTCAATGATTGTTTTCATATCAGCAGACTCCAAATGTAAAACCCCGTGAAGAAAAAAAGCGCTGCTATCACCACCAGCGCCACCAGCACAAAGCCAACAACAACACTGCCGATCACTTGCCATGTTTCCGGCACTGGCTCAATATCCTGCGGCACTGCCGGATACGGCTTGACCTTGCGCGTCTCTGGCTCAAGCCCTGCCGTGGTGAAGTGGCAGTCCATTCCGCATTCCGGCTGGCGTGGGCATTCACGATAACCCGTGTCGCACATCCTGGTCATGCTTGCCTCGCTTTCAGCATGGCGTCTGCCAGTGCATATGCTTGCGCGGCCACTTCATCCGTTGTGCTGCCTGATGACAGATTTTTAAACACAACACCAGAGGTGATGAAAGATGCCGCAAAGTAGTCGCGCAGGGTCATGCCCCGTTCATGGTCAAAAACACTAGGAAACGCTGGCTCAACTTTAATTTTTCCTATGATCATGTCGCCACCTCCTCAGTGTTGGCCAAGTACGCCTTCAGGCGCTTCACCCGATTCTTGTTATACGCCACCAGTGCAGACGCATATTCGACCCCAGATTCAGCCTCCAGCAATTCATGCTCCGCATGCATCAACTCATGCGCCACGGCCTGCGCCGGCGTCACGGTCTTCAGCATCAACCTCAATTCTGTCCACAGATATTTCCACATTATCGTTTCTCCCTTTTAATAATTCGACCAATTGTTACTTCACTAACTCCAAACTTCTCTGCTATATCTTTCTTAGTTACTCCCTCAGAGAATAACTTTAATACCCTGATAACAGATATATTGGCTCTAGGTCTACCAGCGCCCTTTCTTTTGCCGCCATGATTTAATGGCGTCATTTATATCTGTCCTCTTTAATCGCAATCTCAATTACTTCCTTCATGTCATCACTGATTAACT